TACATTTAAAGAGTCTCCAACCTTTTAAATGTATGCGAAAGGTTCTCGCCATCGATGTCGGATACTTAAACATGGGTTTAGTCTTCGCCGAGTGCGAGGGCGCTAAAGTCAACCCGGTGTGGATGAAAAAGGTGAGTTTACATGATTACAAATACATTCATAGTAACGACATCGTAGACCTCGTTCCGTTAATGGTCAACGAACACAGGGAATGGTTCGATGCGGCGGAACACATACTCATAGAACGGCAGCCACCCGGGGGATTTCAAAACATAGAAGTGTTGTTACACTACATGTTCAAAGATAAAGTCACGTTAGTGCATCCAGTGTCCATGCACACACACTTTGGCATGCGACACCTGAACTACGAGGAACGAAAAGAGAGAACCACCAGTATCGCGGAAAAGTACATCAAGGGGGAAGTCCCCTACGAAAGAAAACACGATATTGGTGATGCTTTATGCATGATTGTATATTTCAACTTTAGGACGTCGGTACACATCTTTGATACATTTAGGTTTGCTTCCAAGTCCAACGCATGAAAGGGCGCTTGAACCGACGCATCTCTTCGAGAGCATTCAACAAATTCGCAGGGCTCGAGGACTTGTTCATGGCCGCGACGTTGACGTATTTTTGAGTCTCTTCTTGTTGTTTCTTCGTGAGTTCTTCATACCGCTTCTTGACGCGATTCGAGAGCACGGCTTTCGCGTTCACCACCGCCTTGGAATAGTTGGCCTGGTCTTGATACAACAGCGCCTTCTTCGAGTAGTTTGTCCAATTACGGGACTTGGCCAAATCCTCCGCCATCTGGTTTTGTGTGAATTTCACATTCCCGATGGGTGAGACATTTTTCGTAGCAAAAGGACTCGCCAGTGTCTTTGTTTTGTTGTGCGTCGACTTCAAGGTATTCAACTTTTTCATCGCATTGAACAACTCCTTGGGGGACGAGTTCTTACTCACGGCGTTGGAGATTTGCTTACCACTCACGAGGATTCGGTTGGGGAGCGCGCGCGCCTTATTCAACACCCGCTCGTAAAGCATCGGGCGTGCGTTTTTAACAGCGGTGAGATAGTTGGGGATTTTCTTATCCTTGTAGTTTGCCAACTTTTTCTGAAACGTATACAAGTTTGTCGCGCTACCGAGATTCTTCGCCATGACATCGAGGCGGGGTTCTTCGTCATTCACTTCCGTAAACATTTTTCGCAGGTCTCCAGGCCTGACCATTGTAGTATAATTTATGACTAGATTTTATTTTTAATTTCTTGACAAATCTGAGCTCTCTTCTTTTTCCTGTCGCTCGTGTTGATGTTCAGACCAGTGGCAATGTTTTGCATGTTCTTCTTTTTCAAACGACACGCGCGCGTTTTCACCATAGCCGTCCACTCTTGAATGAGACGCTCGACCTCAGCAATTTTGCGGTCCGAACGCGCCTTTGCAATCTTTCCAAGTTGTTTGAAATCCGTGGGCGTAAAGCTCGCTCGTCGCATCACCTGTCCGAGCATTCGTTGGTACATGCCCTCGACTCGGCGTTGTTCGCGTTCGCGTTCTTGCAACGCACGAAGACGCATGACTTCTATCATCGACCCCCTGGTATTCAGATTTCGTAGGGCTCGTGCCATGTCGCGCTCTTCCCTCCCGCGTTTATTGCGTATTCTCTTCGCCTCGAGCGCCAGTCGCGCGGCTTCCGCATTTCTCCGCGCTTGCAGTTCGTCTCGTTTCTTTTTTTTACGAACAACTTCGTCGATCACGTTCGCTTTTCTTTTCTCAACCATGAGTATATATAATACATGAAGAATAAAAATAAAACAAGGCTCATGTATGCGACCATCCTCGTGTTGGTCTCGGTCGTGCTTTACAACTGGTACAACCCCAAGGAAGTGGTCGTGCCAGTGCGAGTCGAAGTGCCCGTGCCGGTGCGCGTGCCATCCGAACCGGTGCGACGAGAACCCGAATACAGGGGACCACCCATCAAGAAGTACAAACCGGGACACATGCAGCAAATGGGGTTGTTGGTCGGTCCGGGGAATGAGACGCTGCCCCTGTACGGCAAAGAGGCGCGTGGGTACAGAGACCGCTATAACTATTACACGACGACGTCAGGGGAACAGATGTACCCAGTGCCCGTGACACACGAAGGTCGCGAGTGTACCGAGGACATTGGATGCCCCGAATTCTATGGGAATGAGAGTGTTGACGTTCTCGGGAAAGATGGTCAGTACAACGTCAAGATGTACCGGACGGATGATTTCTTCTAATCGTGTCGTACTCAATGGCACTGAGCCCCACACTTTTTGCACACTTTGCTTTCAGAGCTAAGAGTTCTTGAACATCCTCGTCGTATAGGTTGTTGAAGAATTCCCTCTTCGCTTGCATGTCGCTCAATTGCGCCCCATTCTCCTTCATGGCTTGCACGTACGGCCACGTGTGTTTACGGAGGCAGTGGACCTCCTCCCTCAACTGGACGAGTTCAGGGAGAATGACATCTCTCACTATATTTTGCAATTCCTCGAGGGTTGCGGGTCTCCAGGACATTTGTATTTAAACGTTTGTAAACTTTATTTTAAATCTTTTAGAAATAAACTTTTTTGCATCATCAAGGGTTGGGTACGACCAAAGTAACCACCGCGACCAGAAACCCGCGGTACCCACACCCGCCGCGGTCCACAACTCTTTACGACTCGTGTTCACGGCGAGCATACCACTTTGAATTTTACCAGGTCGGCTCTCTTTCAAAACCGACCCGGGAATAGAACCACCGTGACGTTGCACGTACAGACGCATTCGTTCAGGGGTCTTGTGAAGGGTGTAGTCGGAATACCCACGCGCACCAAAATCAACATACCTTCCAGTTCTAAAGATAACCCTAAATTTGTGTTTAGGACTGGGAGACCTGATGAGTTTCACCTCAATCATATCTTACGTTTCACATATATTTTTTTACATCATGCACTTTGCGCAATACTTTTCAACTTTTTGCACGCGCTTGTACGCGTACAAACCAACGAGACCAGCCAACGCGGCGGTGTAGGCGACGTTGTTCATGGTCTTTCGCATGAAGAACAACGCCAGGACGATGACGAACATCAAAAGTTCCTCCATGCTCGGCATGAAAAAACGAGCATTCAGGTCGGGCGTTTCCTCAGTCGGTTCGGGGGCGGTGTACATCGAGCGCCTGTATCCTGGCATTTTTAATATATACAAAGAAATTAATGTGGTGGATCGCGAGCGTGCCTTTCGCGTTAGTAGCCTGGGACTATTGCAAACCTCCCATGGATGTGTTATATTTTCAAAACCCATGGCGCCCCCTCGTGGGCATGCGAAATACCCTCGTCGACATCTTCTGTGGTCAGAGGGAATATCATCCATTTGCACTTTGGGAGATTGGGTTTAATTTTGGAAAAATACGTAGATGTTTTTTTGAACACGAGGGGAGTGTCACGAAACATTACTTCCACGACAAAGATGCTTGGTTTCCCAAAAACGACAAGTATTATTATTACAATGTTTGTGATTTTCCATTGATACAAAATATTATTAACAAAATTCCAAGCGTTGACAAAGAAACAGGGGTCATCGCAGTCATAGAAGGACCGATGCACATCCCAGCCCACAGGGCGGAGAGTAATTTACAACTTCGCTACCACATGACCTTAGAGGGTGATGGCGACTGCACGCTTTACACGTGGACACATAAACACGTACACGAAACTGGTGAGGAATTCATGTTCGATCACGCAAAATATCATAGCGTTGAAAAGTTAGGTTCCTCACGGCGGGTGACGCTAATCTTGGATGTAAATCGCTTCTGACAGGGGCCGGTGCCTCTAATATGACGCATTCACCGACTTCGTTATACGCCTCTATCAAAACGGTTTCTTTGAAAACTTCGCGACGACGGACTTCTGGGGGTCCCCCAAACAGAAATCGCATAAACATATCTATACTTTTTAGATACATAAGAATATGTATCTAAAAAGCAAGGTATTTCTCTTACAGGGATTCGAACCCTGGTTGCCCGGTTAACAGCCGAATGTCCTAAACCACTAGACGACAAGAGAGTGTATCCAATCACCCGGAATCGAACCAGGGACCCACTGATGACAGCAGATGTTAGTCGTGAGACTACAGTCAGTTGCTCTTCCAACTGAGCTATGATTGGCTACAAGTATATAACGATTTAATTCTTTAAGTTATTTATAAATAAAATAAAAATATAATTTAAATAATAATGTTACTCGCATTAGTGCTCGTCGTTGTACTTGTGATCATTTTAGCGATGAGCAAGGAAAAGTACAATTATAAGTCATATCTTCTGACCATCCCGAGTGCCCAAGAACGCCGAGATGTGTTTTTCGCACATCACGACAACGACCAGCACCCCGTGGAGGTTGTCTACGGCCAGGACACGAGAGACGTGAGGAATGCTCGTAAATTCGAAAACATGGTCCAGCCCGAGTTCTTTGATAAATCTGTGGAGATGCACTACGATTCGAGCGTGGCTCGCCCCAATATGAGTTATTTCAACATGGGTGCGATTGGGTGCTACTTTGGACACTTGGAGATTTACGACAGAGCCATCAAAGACAGCGTGAAATACGCACTCATTTTCGAAGACAACGTGGTCGTCAAGTCGCACAAACTCTACGATGAAGTGCAACGCGTCATCAAGGAGAAGGGGGACAACTTCGAGGCGTGCTTCTTCCACTGCCTGTCCCACCTCCCAGCCCCCGAAGACCCGGAGCGCGTGCTTTGGATTTCGAGCACGAAGTGTTACCTCGTGCACGTCCCGAATATGAAAAAATACCTGCCCACCTTTGTACCGATGAATAACCACGTCGACCTCAAGTTTGAAGACATCATCGCCAAAGGCGCGCGAGTGTACTACCGGGACACGCGCAAATACCTCGGCATAGACCGACGAGTTCCGTCTATGATTGGGCACAGAAGTGAAGAAGATGACCAATTCTTTTCACGTCAGTACCCGAAAGTTCCGCGTTCTCAATTAGTGAAAGGGTGGTAGTTTACAAAATGTATGGGTGTCTTTTTCTTTCCTCCTCGTTTCGAATCAACTGCGTGATTGCGAGGAACAGCAGAGTGACGAATATGGTGTCTTCGAAGTCACGCACCGCGGCGAACGCCAACAGCACGAGCACGAAGAATTTCGTGAACGTGTTCGCGACCAGCTTGTCGATAACCACGGGTTTTTCGGTTATCCCGGAGGCACCGAAGACGCTGTGGATGAGGATGATGATGCCGTAGACGAGTGGTCCGTTGACGACGTCTTCAGTCTTAGATAAGTAGTCAAAATCAGCATGGATGACAAGACCCGCGACTGAAAGTATAGCCAGTAGGGCAAGTACAATATTGTTCTGAAGATACATATATATTTACGTAACATTAAATTCGTGCGAGAGAATTATTCAATGGATAATGTGCGTATTCTACAATTTCTTCCCCCCCGACACAGACAAAATTCACGTGTCCCTGTGCGTGTTCGAAAGCTTGGCGAGCAGCCCTGGACGCGGTGACATTGTCATAAACACATGGTTCGGCGGTGTGGATGAGTTCCGAGGGCTTGATAACCTTAACGTCGATGCTGTAGAGTCCGATGGCGTCCATGATGTACTTATAATTCACACACTCACTGACGACGACGACGCAATGACCATTGATGGCGAACGCGTGTTGTACATCAAACACATAGTTTTCTTCGCTTTCTGGGGTGATGACGACATCGACGACGGGTTCGGACATCGACGTGTATCGCGACAATTCACCAGATTTATCTGCGATTTCCAAAAAAACCACGGCGTGTGCGCTTTGCGCGAGCACGTGTGCCTTTTTGATGTATTGCACGATTTCCTGAACTTCGCTTTGAAATCCAAACCCCGTGATGCCTACGACATTCGTATGAATGCCGAGCGACGTTAATTTTTTCGCGTCAACCTGGACATCTCGGTCTCCGATGCAGTACAGGACGTCGAGGTTATTGAGATGTCTCTTTGCGAGTTTCGGGTGGAGGGGTTCACGAGATGTGTGGAGCATAGAGCCAGGTTGGCTGTGACCATCACACACCAGAAATTCATCCATAAAACCATGATTGAGGCCTTTCCACCCCTCGACTATGCCCCAAACCTTGCTGTGCCTATGTTTCTCCCGAAGTGCAATCTGATGAATGCACGTGTTCACTCCGGGACAAATTTTACCAGGGGTCACGATACCGACGTTCATTTGCTTTTCAAATGCTCCAAAGCTTTATGTACAACTTTTATCAGCCATCAATGCATAAAACAATACACCGAGCACACCAATATACATTGGCAACCACTTGTAATTATTTGGTAAGACGGCAAATAGAATGAAGATGGAGATTATGAACTGCCATCTGAAAAATTGAGAATACTCTTTCATAGCCCTGTATATTCTTTTTACATCTAGGACACCTGGGTACGACACAAATACGGCATCTGATGTTTTTCCATGATTATAAGGTGTTATGTTTTCAAAAATAATCTGTTCTTCATCGACTTTGATAAAATCATATTTTGCACAAAGTTGATTTAAATTTCTTTGGTCATCTTCACACTGCATTCCAAGTGCATCTTGCAAAACCTGTTTCACATATTTCACGTATCCCATGTATAGACCGGAATTTGCGGTTAAATCCGCTTCACATGTAACAAAGACCGCTCTCGTAAGTGGACCATAGGGTGCTGGGTCTTTTGAAACGAGCATCCCACACTCGAAAGATTTAAAAATTTGTTCAATATCCTTTGGGTCTTTATTAATACGAGTATCGAAACCATCTAAGAACACCACGACGTCATCGTCATCTTTATCTTTCAGGTACTCCACCATACCTTTGTACTTGTCAAGAAACCCATTCCACTTCGTGCCCCACCCGAGCACGCGCACCGGGACGTCGAATTCATTGTGAATGAGCTCATCGAAAAGACCCTGGGATTTATTCGCATAGGTAACGATTTCGACCATTCGTATATTGATATACTCGGAGATTTATTTTTTAAATCTTCGGATGAAGAACCCGAACACGAACACGAACAATATAATAATATCCAAATTAGTGACTTCGTAACCAATCAGTGGAATGCGAAAACGTTTATACCCAAGAGAGTGACAGAGTGTTTTTTCTCCGCGCTCGTACAATTTCCAATCACCAAAAATAGCTTCACACGAAGAACTTTTAATTCTGTTGACACTTTCTTCAGCTTTTGACATCGTAGCTTTTTCATCCGTCCAAAACGCATTTTCACCGATGACAATCTTTTTAAAACCAGGAATTTTATTACTTTCTGAATCATAATGCCCTGACCATTTATGTTCCAAAAGTTTTCGAGCACCATTTTTATTGATAAAGTACGCCGCAGCTGAACCCGACAATGCGTGAGCCTCTGACGTTGACTTTGGACAATCACCATCGCAATGCAGGAAAATCGCATCCCACACACCATCGTACTCGTTCAATACATGATTGATTTCGCTCAGCTTTGGGTAAGCGTCATCTTCAAGAATCAAGGCGACCTCGTGGGGGTCTTCATTTACGAACATCTCAAGAGCTTTCATGTGTGAGTACACACACCCAATAGTACTTCTCGGCATGAAATGGTGTGCGTGTCCGTGAATGTGTCGTTGAATTTCAGCATCTGTGATGTGTTCATATCTGTACGCCTGCACACGTATGGGTCGTATTCCTAAATGTTCGAGGCTATGAGATTGTGCCAAGAAACGTTGTTTGTGTTCTGGGAGATTGATTACGTACGTATTAAACATATCTCTAAGATACGTGGATATAATTTTAATGAGTGAGCTTCGTCTTCTTAATATACTCGGAGATAATTTCTATTTTCTCAGGATCATCGGTGAGTTCGCGTGCGTCGGTGATGACTTTTAAATATTGCATCTTTTGAAGTTTGTAATACAAATCGCGCCACCCCTGTTCGTGCAGAAACAACTTGAGTGGGGCGTTCGCGTGGGCATTCCACGTACCCTCGCGTGTCGTCGTCCTCGTGCGCATACTTAATGATACGTGATAATTCTTTTACCTCGCATCACCTGAAGAACACCTCCGTGAATGCCGTACTCGCCAATTTTAGGGACGTGTGCTATTTCAAACTTTCTCGAACCCGCGACGATCATCTTTTTCGCATCGTGTAAGATGGCTCTGTCCGTGACTTGCTTCGTGCCAGAGCCCCACCTGTAATCGTAGACTGGTGCGTATCCCATGGTGTTTGTGTCCAGTAGAGACGCACACCCCACTAGGGGTAAAATTAAAAATATTCGCCACATATAAGAATGATACTCGTCCTTCTCGTGGCGCTGGTAATCATACTATGGATGTCATCCAGTAAAGTGAAAATGTACAGAGCATCCGAAGATGTTGACGCGGGATACGACGTCATCGATTGTCTCAGTGAAAATGAGGTTAACTACGCACTGAGTTTGATAAAATTGAAAAAATATAAACAACTTCAAGAGTTCATTCAGAACAATTCTTCGGTGCACACCGAACTTCGTAGACACCTTGGTGGTGATTACGTGTTCCAGGACTACATGCTCTCTCTGGAGAAGTCCGCTATTTCCACGTGTCATCGAGATGAAAACGGACAGATGTTCAATGGTCAGAAACATCCCGCGTACACCATCCTCTTCTACTTCGAACCGATGGAGGCGTGTCTCGATGTCATCCCGGGTTCTCACCAAAGACGCGCGTTCGTGAACATCAGTCATTCTCTGGAAAGTGTTCGGTGCAAGCCTGGGCAGGCAATTCTGTTCAACGCGGACCTCATTCACAGCGGTTCTATTAATGAGAAAGACGACAATCACCGGGTGCAAATGAAATTGATTCACAAGGAGGATGTGGGGAAAATTTCAGAATTTGATGGGTATCACAAAGTGGCTGATGCGTCAAAAACAAACCCTCGGTGGTACACGAAATTCGTGAGAGACATGTCATGCACTTTCACGGGTGTCGCGGATGTCACGAGGAATGGCCGTAACACACCTCACTGGCTACAAAAGTTGTACAAATCCGTCGCCTACGGGGGTGAAAATAAGTATTCTTTAAGGGATGTGTAGGTTCTACACGTCGGTGGCAGAATGTGCCGTCGACAACGTGTCTCGACTTTTTTTACGTCGTAACATGAACATCGTGGTCATCCAATTTTTCATCGCCTTTTCGTGTCTCTCGATGTCGTCGTTCCCTAAGATGCTCAAGCCATTGCACACGTCGGGTTTGTTTTCTTTATCAGGAAAATCAAGGTTGAACGCGATGATGGCGTTCGAGGGTATGTCTGGGGCGTCGTCGAGTAACCTGTCGTACTCTTCTCGGCATTTATTCACAAATTCTACGACATCCCCCCTGTGTTGTGGGTCGAGGGAGAGCTCCATGTCAATATTTCTATAAAATTTCGAATACTGCACACACATCGCAGAGTGCGTTTCCGCGAGCTGCGAACTCTGTGAAAATTTCGAGATTGACGTGAGAATCCCACCGACGACGTTGAGAAACGCAAACATGTACTGGGCAATCATGATCTTCGACTTTGTGTCTTCGGAAACGCTATCGTTTCCACTGGGGTTCAGTACGGCAAATCCCCCAACCCCCGTGATGCTCGATATGATGATGGATGGGTACGAGAGCCAGTCATTCACGCGTTTAAAGTGAAGTCGCGCAAAGTTGTGCAACCAGCGGTATCCAGCCGCTTTCTCGGCCCACCTGATGAGCAGCTGTTCCTGCTTGGGACACCACTGATGGCTCTCCATGCTTATTTTACGCACACATTTTTAGCTCGCTCGCGTGCGAGCGTGTCGACCTTCTCATTCATGGGGTGGCCATTGTGTGCCTTGACCCATCGCCACTCGACGTGTTTCATCCTGGACAATAACGCATCGATTTGTGTCCATAGGTTTTTATTTTTCACATCAGCACCTCGAGCAGTTTTCCATCCATTCTTTTTCCAATTATGAATCCAGAGCGTTAACCCATTTTTCACGTACGTGCTGTCAGTGAACACACATATGTGAAAAATACCCAAGTCCAGACACGCGTGAAGCGCGCGCTCGACGGCTTGAAGCTCCATCCTGTTGTTTGTCGTGTTTTCCTCAGAACCGGAGATTTCAAAATGATCACACGCCGCAGCCCAGCCCCCAGGACCGGGATTTCCTAAACAACTCCCGTCGGTATATACGTGCATCCTTAGTTAAATATATTTTCTCATGTTTAATTAATAACAATGGACCCAAAGAGGATTGCAATCATCGTCGCAATCCTGGCCGTCGTAGGTCTCGCCGTGTACCAGTTTGTTATTAAAGAGCAATTGCAAGCGTGCTCGAATTTCGACACACAAGATAAATGCGCGCTTCCGTGTAAGTGGGATGAATACTTTAAGGGCGAAGATGGTGCCTCTGGTCGATGCGTCGACAAAGAAACACCCTTGACGCGACTCCCGGAAGAACCCGCGGCTCAAGGGACTCAAGCGCAAGCTGAAACACCCGCAGCGCCGTCCATCGACATTTCCTCCATCGAAGGTCTCACGGGTCGTTACACTGCGGAGTCTTACAGCACTTCTCAAAAATTGTGGAAGGATGAAAGTGGAAAAACGAATGACGTCCGCGTCAGTGGAGATTTGAGTGTCTCCGACGACAAGACGTACGTGTATGGTGGCGCGGGTGAAAAGTTCACGCTCCCGGATGAGCTTTTCGATCGTCAATACACTCTTTTCATCGTGTCCAAGTACAACGGTGAGAACAAACGCCGCATCTTAACGAGTGCCAGTGGGGGGTGGTTCTCCGGGCACAACGACGCAAAGTCGGGCGTGGCGTATCACGACAACTGGATCACCGAGAACGTCGACCATTACGGGGATGGGTGGGTGCTTTCCACGGACCAAAGAAACTTGTACCGAGCCAATGGTCGGAGGTTCAGTGGCTATGGTCTCGATGAAGGCTTCCCGGAGTCCATCGGTGTCAACGTCGTGGCTGGACAAGAATCCGATTACGCCATCGCTGAAATTTTGGTGTACGACAGGGAACTCTCGGAGGAAGACTACCTCAAGGTCGAAACCTTTCTCTTGGAAAAATATTCCATCGGCCCGAAGCGTTTCATGCGCGCGGGACTTTTCACGTCGTACGAGGATGGCGGAAACATCTACCGCGCCCAGGTCGATTGCGGTTCCACCTCGGGAATAGGTGGTTTTAAGCTCGCGACGAACAACAACAAGTTTCGCTACGAGTACAACTGCATGTTCAACCTCGACAAGTCCGGTGAAGCGATTGACCTCACCACGGAATACAAGAGTAAGACTGATAACTTTTACGACGCCATTCTCGACGAAACCCTCGACTGCGGTACTCGCCCGATCGAGTCGTACAAGTTTGACGTGAAGAACAGCAACCAAACACAGGTTCGGTACAGGTGTTCCGATGCGGAAGTTGATTCAGCTACGTGCAGAGACATCGTGTCGTCTGAACAAGATATCAACACGCTCACCGCGCACGACATTCAGTGCGAGGACAACGAAGTCATGACGTACTTGAATTTTCAAAAAGCTGAGGACCCGAGCAAAACCAAATACATGTATAAATGTTGTAAACCTACAGGGTATTAATAAATTTCTTTGATTTACTATATAATGAACCCCCTGGTTATCATCGTATTACTCATCGCGATAGGGGCTGGGATATACTTCTACCTCGAACAGGAGAAGAAGACACCGGAAACAATCACGGTACCACCCTCGGTACCGCCACCAGAGGGTGCCGAGAAATCGTCCACGGAGACAGACACCCCCGTGAGTGCTGACGGCGCCATCAAAGTGGATGGTTTGATTGGTTGGTGGGATGGTAATTCGTACGATGATAGTCAGCGCGCGTGGACAGATAAAAGCAGCGCAGGAAATAACATCACCGAAATTTCTGGACTTTTGAAAAAATCTAAAAATGGTGAAGAAGTCCAGGGAGACGTCGACGCGGTCGTGGCGTTTCCCGAAAACATGTTAGAGGACCTAGAAGAATACACTTTCATCTCAGTCGCCAAGTACAATGGTGAAAACAAACGAAGAATTTTCACAACATCCACCGAATCTGGAGAAAATTTCCTGTTTGGTTTTTATGGGGGGAAGTCTGGGGTGTATCACACACCTTCTGGGTGGAAGACTCCGAACGTCAACCACCACGGAAGTGACTGGACTTTAAGTGTGGTTCAGCCTAAATTATACAGGTCGAACCAGGCGAACCGAACTGGGTTCTACAATCCGTTGGATGAAGGTGAAAATGAAGTACCTACGCGAATGACAATTAACGGAAAGTCCACTGAAAAGTCGGATTGGTCCGTGAAAGAGATGATTGTTTATAACAGAAATCTCAAAGCTGGTGAATATCTCGCGATAGAAGACGCTTTGGTGGAAAAATATAAAATCAAACCCAATCGTTACGAGACAACGACACTCACCGGGGGTGGAAGTGCGGAAGCGTGGCCGCAAGTCATTCGAGATGTTCCATTTAAATGTGGTAAAGGTGAAGCACTCAACGCATTTGGTTTGACATCTGGTATGAAGACGAATTACGTGTGTATGTCGGGGGTTGACATCGATGGCAGTGAAATCCCAGGGCAAACAATTTTTGAAGAAGTCAGGGGGGAATCTGAATATTTTAAAAATTTACAAAACAAGAAGATTGATTGCGGTGAACGGCCTATTAATTCTCTGGGACTCGTCATGGATGACGACGAAGAGAAGATTCGCTATGAATACGTCTGTAATAACTCCCTGGTGAAAAATAATACGTGTCAAACTATTTATGGTGACTCATATGCGACGGGGACATCTTTTGGAAACATGACGTCTTTGACGAACACGAAATGCCCCCCACAACACGTGATAACTGCCGCTAAACTTATCCCCGACGCGACCGACGCGACAAAGCAGAAGTGGGAGCTCACGTGCTGCAAACCAAAGGGTATTTAAAAAAAATATTTGTAGATGGTATAGAACCCAGGATGATTGCCATGATCCTTATCGGATTACTCCTCTTAGTCGGCATTGGCCTTGGCCTTTATTTTTTCGTGTTTGCCAAGAAGGATTGTAAGAAAATTGAAAAAGAAGATGAATGCACCGAACCCTGTCAATGGGACACGTATGGAAACAAGTGCATTGGAGAGGACGATACGCTGACAGCGGCGCCCTCGCGACCCACACCACCCGATGAACCAGCCGACGAAAATGTGGCGGAAAGACGAGGACCTACAGGTGCATCAGGCGTCTCGGATGGCAAGTGGCGATGTTACGCCGGTCGTTATGGTGATGCGTACGCTGCATACAAGCAAAAGAACAGCCTCCAGGACGTGGAAGAGCATTATGAAACTATTGGTAAGTCGAAGGGGTGGAATACGACGTGCAATCTCACCGGGGACGAGCTTGGATGTTACGCTCTACAAAACCCGGAAGCGTTTTCAAACTTTGGATATACTACGAATGCCGGTGACACCACTGGAAAACGCCTGGCTCAACATTATAAAGAAGTGGGAAGAGAAAGCGTGGCACGTTTCAACTGCCAAGGGGGTAAACTCGCGGCTAGCGCCATTCCCGAAGACGCGAGTATTTTGACACCGAGAGAATTCAATTTTGATAGAGGTAACAGGAGGTACACAACTCTCATGACTTCACCGAATGGTTTGTATACATTATCAATGTACCAAGAAACGCGTCGTGGGCGAATTTTCGTCAGAAAAGGGAACACGAACATCGCGACTATTTTGGATTCTACCGTGAGCGCCGCAGATTATGATGCTGGCTACACTAAACTCCGCGCGTGGTTCAGTGGATATGATGGTAATTTATTTCTGCGATGGTACAAGCCCAATGGTTCGGGAGGATACAAAAGTGCCGTGTACATCAACTCCGGATTCCCCGGCACGACGGATGCTTCGGTCCCTTCCAATCAACACGTCCTCGTGTTGACGAACTCGGGTAAGTTATACATGGACCACGGGGAGGGTAGTTCAGATGAAATTGCCGTGCTCTACGACCCCTAAGATTTATAAATATTCACAAATACAAATATTAAGATTTATGATAAAAATGTTAATATTTGAGTTTTTTTACAATTTTAAGCCGCAATAAGCTTAGTTAGAAAAAGCGAGGCCGCCCATACCGGATTGCACGCGGAGAACGTTGTAGTTCGTCGCGAAGAGGTGCATGGTTTGGGACGACGTCGCCGAGTCCTTAACCTTGACGGACACTTGCGCGTTGTCGATGCGCGAGAAGTTGCACGTACCGGACGGTTGGTGCTCTTCCGGTCGCAAAGCGAACGAGTACGAGTACACACCCGGCATCGGAGAACCGGTGTGGTACGTGTACGGCTGCACTTGGTTGAAGTACTTACCGCCTTGCGCCTTCATGCGGTCTTGGCCGTTGAGGATGAGCTTGAACTCTTCCAACGGACCAACCGCGCGCGTCGCAGAGACGGCACCATCTTCGCAGACGGTCGCTTCGGAGTAGTTGGTACCGATCGCGAGGAGCGGGGCACCGGTACCATAGGTGACCGGGACGAAGACGTTGGACAGGCCACCGGCAGCAGCCAATCGCGGGTCGGATTCGAGGACGACACCTTCTTGCGTCAAGTTCGACGTGAAGTTCCACAAGGACGCGTTAGAGACGGAGCCGTTGTTGAACGCGAACATCAACTCCTTCACCGGGTGGTTGAAGGACAAGCGAACTTGCTTGGTGTTACCCGCTTCAACCGTGTCGGTGCCAGTGTGTTGCACTTGCTCGATGAGGTATTCGTGGGACTTTTGGGCGAATCGGCGGCGCTCGTCGGTGTCCAAAAAGTGGTAGTTAGCCCAGCACTTGAAAGTGGAGCCATCGGTGTAGTGGGAGAACTCAGAGCTCAAGTCCACGTCGACGCGGCATTCGTGGTATTGCAAGGCAATCAACGGGAGGGAGAGACCCGGGTGGCGGTTGAACCAGAACAAAAGCGGGAGGTAGATCGCGCCGTTCTGGGTGTTGGAAGTCATCTTGGCGTAGTCGGCCTTCTTGGCTTCCGTGTGGTAGAGGTTGTCGTACAAACGCCACCACTTTTGGAAGTGGCGGTCGATGCGCTGACCACCGATGGAGATTTCAATGTCCTTCACGGCACGCTCGGCAGCGAAGATGGCGGACGCACCCTTCGTGGAGGAGCTGAGGCCAGACTTCGCCTTCATTTCGAGGTACATGTCTTGGACCAAATCACCGTTGCGGGCGATCGTGATCGAGACACGGCCGTTGTCGGCTGCGGTGCCGTTCACCGTTTGCTCGATGACTTCCGAGGCGAAGTTCGAGTGACGCTTGTAGACGGCTTGGAAGAAGGTGACCTTCGGGTTCGCGGTCAAGTAAATATCCTGGGAACCATAGGCGACAAGTTGCATGAGACCACCGGCCATTGTGAGAGTTGTTTGTACTATACACTAAGAAAAAAATTTTCCCCTGATGATGCGGTAAAAGGCGCGTCATCTTTTCTCACATTACCAATAATGACCGACAAAGACCGCGAAGAAGGTGAAATCACCCCCATCCCCGTTGAAGAAGAGGAGGACGACTTCACGTCCGATGAAGAAGACGACGACGTCACGCTCGAGGAGGAGGACGACGACGACATGGAGATGGACATTGAATTCGACGACGACGGCCTGGGCGCGACCGAACAAATTCTCACGTCCGTTCTCGCGACCCCAGAAGGTGATACGGTGTGCACCGCTTTGGTCCACATTGGTTCTCAGCTGGAGATTCAAAACAAGATTCTCATTAAAATTTTAAGCAAACTCACTTAAAAATTCTCCGCATTATTTATTCAGACCAGGGAGAATATGACAACTCATTATATAGAGAGGGAACCTAATACGGGTGCTTCTGAGTTAGAACAACTGAGAAATCAGGTGATCACACTCACGAGCGAACAAATACTTCGCATCCTTGGACTGATGGAAGAAAGATGGTATCTCGGCAAAAACGACGAGTGTGACACCATTCACAAATGCGTGCGCCTGGGATATGACCAATTTTTCGATCCGTCCGAAAGAGAAGGTGGGTTCCCTAAAACCTTCGATATAAAGACCATCGATGGTAAAAGAGATAGGGAAATTAAAGCTCTTAAAAACATTGGGTCTCGTGTGAAAGCTTTAGAAATGGCAGACCACGTGGAAGATGAAAACATAAACTTGACTACGGGGGAGCGCGTGTGTCGTCTCATTAAACAAGTGTCCGAGGCATTTAAGAATGTTCGCCTGCACATTAACACGTTGCAGCGCATTAACAATCCGCGTCAATCCCCTGATAAGATGAATTCCGACCCGGAGTACTTTGACGCGACACCGATGGACGAGACCCGGTTAGGGGAGATGACTCCATTTCAGCGAGCGGTCGTGGCGTGTCTCGATGAAACATATAAGAAACAAATGCGTAGGTATAAAGGTGAGTGCTACATTCAAAGAATTTCAGAGGGGTCGTACACGCGTTCCTGGAAAAAGGTGTGTTCGATCGCGGAGTTTGTCTACGAGTTTGCGGAGAAAGAGGTGAACTTCGACGTGTGGAAAGACATCACGTCGAGAGGAAACACGGCTCGCGAAGTTATCAGCCACTTGTCGAATTGTATAGATAGTCAGTTTCCCGAAATCATCAAAGACCGACACGTGTGGAGTTTCAAGAATGGTGTCTTTGTGGGTAAGCAGTGGCAGCCAAAAGAGGGAAAGTACGTGTGTCGTTTTTATCCGTACGATTCGAAAGAGTTTAAATGTTTGGACCCCACGTTGGTGAGTTCTAAATTTTTCGACCAATTTTTTGATGACTACGACTACGTGGATGACTGGTGGGACATTCCGACTCCATACATGCAGAGTATTTTCGAATACCAAAAGTTCGACGAAGACGTGGCTCGCTGGGCGTACGTGATGGGTGGTCGTTTGTGTTTCGACGTGGGTGAACTCGATGGGTGGCAAATAATCCCCTTTTTCAAAGGTATCGCGCGCAGTGGTAAAAGTACAATCGTGACCAAGATATTTCGCAAATTCTATGAAAGCAACGACGTCCGGACGCTGTCGAACAACATTGAAAAAAAGTTTGGTCTCTCGTCGATTTACGACGCCTTCATGTTCATCGCCCCAGAGGTTAAGGGCGACCTCTCGTTAGAACAGGCTGAATTTCAATCACTCGTTTCAGGCGAAGATGTCTCCATCGCTGTCAAACACCAGAACGCGCTCTCGATGCAGTGGAAGACGCCAGGGGTTTTAGGTGGTAACGAGGTGCCATCGTGGAAAGATAACTCGGGCTCTGTGTTACGACGCATTCTTCCATGGAATTTTAAACGACAGGTTCGCGACGCGGACCCACACCTCGACCAGAAGTTGGCTGACGAGTTACCCGCCATCTTATTAAAGTGCGTCCGAGCCTATCTCGACTACGCGGACAAGTATTCTGACAAGGACATTTGGAATGTCGTCCCCGAATACTTCAAGTCTGTGCAAAAGGAAGTCGCCAAAATGACGTCGACGATTCATCACTTCCTCGAAGACAGCGTGGTTCAGTTTGGCAAGGACTTGTTCATCCCACAAAGCATATTCCTGGCCGCGTTCAATCAACACTGCCAGATGAACAACCTCGGGAAACCCCGATTTAACGAAGATAGCTACGCGGGTGCGTTTTCTCAAAGAGACATCGTGGTGACTACGGAATCACTCACGTATCGAGGTCGCATGTACAATAATCAAAAATTTATTCGCGGATTAGACGTCATACAGGAAGAAGCCATTTTTGAATAAAATATCTCAGAGTATATTAATGAGTCAAGGACCGCCTTCAAAACTCAAAGAATTCATTAGTAATTCTGGAGTACAAGTCGTCACGCAAGCCCGAGGAGTCGCCCCCGCCGCCGCGCCACAGAACACTGACAACGTAGGAGAATTCGCGCAATTTTTGAAATCAAATTCAAATTCAAATGATAACACAAATTTTTACAACATCGTGAATGACGACCCACTCAAACTCAAAATTTTCAACGCGCGGGTGGACAACATCGTTCGCCCGGATGACGTTTTTACATTTATGAGAAATATCACGCTATCCCCCGAAAATCAAAACGGCGTGAAAATCGTCGAAGTGTCCGCGCACTACGGGAGAATGAAAAAGGGGTTGTCGCGTTCAATCAATTTCAACTACGTGCCAAAGTTGGACCCACAACTTAAGGTTCAAAATGTGGCGTGGACTTACGTGCAGTTCAAACTCACGCTCGACAACGACGTGGGGGTTATTGCGAAAGTGTACAAAAATTTCATGCTCCTACAAGGGTCGTTTTCGCGCAACGACGAAAACACGCCGCACCGAGTTGCAAACTTCATCATCAGTAAGTTCCTGGGTGGCGAAGCAAGCATGATGAACAAAACCCTCACGTTCACGTTTGTCGAAGCTGAATTCCGTATTCCCAAAAAGTTCAACGCCGCCGCGATGAACAAGTACTTACGGCAGAGACGTGGATTTGTGAAAAAAAATGTCGGGGGAATCCGAACGAAAGTCGACCCTTTCATGGATGAATACAAGTACTATGGAAACGCAAACACGGAAAACGAACGCAAGCTCGCGAAACTTTCAAAAAATGCTTTTTATGAATTCACGCGCTATAAAGAACCGGTGATTCAAAGTATTTCGGGTTCCGGTGTGGTGAAGTTGACGTCGGACACAATCAGTGGCATCAGGGGGGCGTACGCCATGGCGAGGAAAATCGTGAATGATTATTTTTTACGAAACAACGCACCGACCGAGAATGCCAATAACCAAAACCCAAAACCGAAAAGAAAGCGAGCGGCGAATGTGATTAACAAAAGTAAAGTGAACGCGGCAATCATAAACATCACCATCGGTGTCAAGAAGTGTGGCGATTACTCTGCGAGCGAAATCAAAGCCATTTGCAAGGGTTTGGGCATCCCCATTGGAAAGAAGAAGATTGGACAACGCGCGAATGGAACGCCGGTGATGAAACAGATGGACAAAAAAGACTTGTGCGTCGAGGTTCATAAAGTGTTGAACACGCGCCGCGCGCGCCTCGTGGAGCCAGGGAATGTCAATCTCAGAAACCTGAACATGTACAAAAAGAGGGGCATCGACAACGCGTCGATTCGGAACATGTTGAAAAACGAGAAAAGCCTCAACGTGAACGCGGACCTGCAAAAGGTTAAAAATAAATTCACGTCGCTCAAATCAAACAAGGAGGGCGTGCCTTTTAAGAAGGGTGTTCAAAATGCGGTGAAAAACGTCGTGAAGGAGAGGAAAGTACATGTCTACGCAATGAGTGTGTTGAATAGATATAAACTGAATGCCCCGACTCGAAATAAAATCATCCAACGACTTAAAAACACGGGAACGCGCACGCAACAGACTGCGAATGCAATCATCAAGAGAGACGTCGCCATCGCGAGACTGAATGTCCCCCCCACCATGAAAAACAAAATTTACAACAACCTTAAAACTAAAACAAACGTCAACGTCGGGGCGTACGCGAGACTCCATAAATTTATTGATAATTTTGTCATGCAGAGAGCGTACAGACGATTCGAGGAAATCAAAAAAGGGGCGCACACCTGGTTGAAAAGCAAAAACACTTTACCCACCACTGATGCCGTGGAAAGAAAGGTGTCTGCGATTATCAAAAATTACGACGCCATTAAGACGACTGGGAAGAATAATTCGTCGCGATAAACTTAATCAACGTCGTGTGATGACCAAAGTCATACTTGGGGAACGCTTCTTTAATCTGCACCGACAGAATGAGAGCCCTGGAGGGATTCGTCTCCGTGATGAGCTCCGCCTCCATCTCGAGATACGCGCGAATGACGTCGGCGTCTTCGCCGTTATCCACCATTTGCTTGTAAATATCCTGCGACGGCGACCACGTGAGAGGTTTCTCTTTGGTGGTGGTGGCGATATAAAAAACGAGAGCTGCGAGAATGTAAAACCACATTATTTAATATTACATGAGAAGTTTTAATACATCATTGACTTTCCAGAGAATATTGAAAAACTCTTCCTGACATCCAACATCCGCTGGATGTATGATTTCTAATTCAATCTGATAGTGATTTGGGTCTTCCGCGTCTTTATCCACCACATCACCACTAGATATAGTCATGTCTATGCTCACGTTTTTTCGAATAAAACTCTGGCGCTTCTTCACGCGTTTTCGGTCCATGTCGTACTCCCCAGACACGGGCAACTCCTTTGATATACTGAAACGCAAGTCCATCGGCGACCCTGGGTATTGGAAATCCTCTCTCACGAGGGATTGCTTCTGAATCATGGTCTGCTGTCCCGTCTCGTCATCCACGGAGAGGCGAATGCCCGCGGCGTCGTGGTAGAACACATCGGCGACGGACGTGCGAATGTCTTCCCACCCCTTATACCCCTGGAGACCCGCGAGAACCTTGTCGTACGCGGCTTTACCCACGTTTGTGTCAAAAAACGTGCCGTTAAATTTCCCGAGTCGCATTTCGACTTCAACATTCTCGGAGTCGTTGTGCACTTCAAAAAGTGGCAGCGTTTTATTTACGATAGCCTGGATGTCCATCCTTGTTTCATTTAATAAGGGTCGCACTTCTTTAATAAATTAAAAGGTTGGTGCGGTATGTATTAAATCATGAGGGGCTTGTGTAATGCTGGAAACTCGTGCTACTTTAACACGTCTCTCCAGTGTTTACTACAAATACCCGCGATATCTAATCATTTCATAAAACATGGGTATTCTGGAGCGTGTGAGTTTACGCAGATGTACGCGAAAGTCGTGACAAGTTTTTGGAAACTCGAAGAGAAACGCGCACACATGGACGTGCGTCCACTCTTGTGTGAATTTCAAAAACGTTTCCCTCAGTTTAAAATGGGTCAACAGGGGGACGTGCAAGAAGCTGTTCTTTGCATCATAGACATCATCGAAAGAGCTGTTCCAGAATTTAAAACTTTATTTTATGGTAAAAAAAAACAAGAAACGATTTACCCCGGGGGGAAGAAAGAACACGACGAAGATTTCAGTGTGCACTTGATGTGTTCGAATAGCGACAACTTACAGACGATGTTGGAGGAGAGCGTGCAATGGAACACGCTCACCGACTACACCGATGACTCTGGGAAAACGCACAACATCGCGACGACCAGAAATGTTTTCAGTGCCATGCCAAAAATATTTATGATTTCATTTGACAAGAAGAGTTTTCTCACGATTTCGGAATATTTGGAAATTGGGGACATTCGTTACCGACTGCTCTCGGCGGCGTGTCACGTGGGCATCCAACGCGGTGGACACTACGTCGCTTTCACTCGACACAAAGACACGTGGTACTACAAGAATGATGAATTCGTCGAAGAGACGCAACTCCCGGTGCGTGGTGGCTACTATTTTCTCGTGTATGTACACATAAAGTTTTAGATGACATGTAATAATAGGACATGAAACCTCTCCTTAAATGGGTCGGGGGTAAAACACAGATATTGAGCGACGTGCTCGAACACTTTCCCAAAAAAATAAAAACATATCACGAACCCTTCTTGGGTGGTGGAAGCGTGCTCTTAGCGATTCTGTCCGAAGCGTCAACCATAGAGGTCGAGCGCGTGTGCGCGAGCGACAACAATCCACATTTGATTGCGTTTTATAAACAGGTGCAGGAGGACCCAGAGCTTTTACACGCCGCGTTGGAACGTCTGTTCAAAAAATACGACGACAGTGGGGATGGAAAGGAGGCGTATTATTACGAACAACGAACGAGGTTCAGAGAGCTCCCCCCGTGTGTGGAAAAGTGTGCGCTTTTATTATTCTTGAACAAGACGTGTTTCCGTGGTTTGTACAGGGAGGGTCCCTCTGGTTTTAATGTTCCATACGGACACTACAAAACAACCCCCAAGTGTCCGACGTTGGGGGAACTTCGGGCCATGCAAAAATTATTTTCCAAGGTTGAATTCCGTGTGTGTGATTTCTCGGAAGCCCTGGGTCGCGTCCAATCGGGCGACTTTGTCTACGCCGACCCCCCGTACGCGCGAGAAAAGAAGACGTCTTTCGTGGGATACAACACACACGGCTACGATGAGCAAAAACTTTTTCAGGCACTTGAAAAAGTTATATTTTGTATGAGTAACGCAAATGTTCCATGTGTCACAGAGTTTTTTAAAGAATACAAAATATTCTACATTAAGGCGAGGCGTGCCATTCATAGTAAAAACCCTGACACAACAACAACAGAGGTTCTGGTCACAAATGTCGCGAAATAGAGGCACCGGCGCGGGTGGGTCGAACACGAATCGCAATGGACTTCCATTCGAGAGATGTGTGTGCCCCCCGGTGTACGTCGTGGGTAAGGGTGCACTCGTGGGTGAGTACTTGTTTTTAAAACAACACGATTTCATCAAACACATGAAACCGGTCGACCCGAACGCGAGACTTTTCAAACCCGATGGTGCGTTCATTCGGGGGGAACACGTCATTTTGGTGGAATGCAAATATCAGAGTACTTCGGGGAGTGCGGATGAAAAAATTTTAAATTCACCCATGAAATTAGAGCTCTACAAGCACGCGTATCCACACGTAAAAACATGGAAGTACATCTTGGTACTTTCCGAGTGGTTCAAACAACCTTCGTACGATGGATGGATAGCCGCGTTGAAGAATAACCCGGAAATAGATGTGTGGTGGGCAACGTGCAGTGAGAATGAGGTACACGTAAAGTTAGAAGTAGACGAAAAAAGTGGGAAAGTCAGGGTACTTTTATCGAATCACCAACTCGTCCCACGATTTAATACTAATCCCTGATTCGCAGCACCATGGGTACACCGGGTCGCCGATGAAGTGTATCACATCGATGTTATTTCTAAAACAATCTTCGCATATTTGATAATTGTCGTCGATTATCGCGTCCACGCCGAGCGCCATGCACACCGCTGACTTTGGGATTTCCTTACTCGTGAAACTATTCGTGAGGACGAGGTCATGGAAAACACCTGGAAAATGTGTGTTTAACCAGTTCGCGGTCGTGTCCCTGACGACCTCCTGTCTCCCCGTCACGGCGTATAGCCTGTTATTTTTACTCATGCGCGACATGGCGTATTGGGAACCTTTAATCGGTTTGAGTTCTTTAAATTCACGTGATTCATAAAATTCACAAATCATGCGTTGAGATTCCTGCTCGCTCACGTGAAAAACGTCTCTGAACAGGTATGGATACTTGGTGTTGGTGGGTAAATGTTTACGATGGTACTTGGCGAGAGGGAGCAGCAGGGGCACGAGCACTTCATCAATGTCTACGGCGACTTTATGCATCATCTATTTATATTTCAACAATTTATTAAATATACATAAACTCATCCATCTGAATATCTTCCTTTATGTTGACTAACGTACGATAAAAGGTTCGTCTATTATTTGGATGTGTTTTATCCGTTCTAATTTTTAATGGTCTCCACCACATCGGTGTGTCATCGACCATGTACATGCACTCCGCGATGGCATCTTCTTTGTACCACGGCTCGTCGCCGACGAATTCGCTCTCAAACACGAGTTGTCCCCTTTCCTGGATGTAAAGTCTCCAGACACCTGGTTTATACGGGTCCCTTTTCATTTGAAAATCAATGGTGTTGTGGTCTTTGGGTTTCCATTTGAACATCTCTTCGTGGGTCCCCATGCGGACGGGTTGGTACACCGGTGTGAATATGAGTCCATCCACGCGTTGTTGCACGAGTGGGAGATGACTGTCTTTGAATTCTTGAAAATCTGTGAGTGGATAAAATAATTTTAATTTTATTTTATACGCATCCGATTTCATGGAAATGACGCTCTTAACACATTTTTCCAAACTCTCGTAGCGGTCCAAAAAATGACAATGCCCGATCGCGTTACCATTGATGAGCACCCCATCGTATATCAACAACGTGTTGTCGTAAAGTTCGCCGTCCAATAGTGTTCCATCGTACGCCCCTCGCGCGAGATTTATGTTAACCTCGAACATCTGAAATGATCTATTCACAAAGACACAGAGTCGCCTGCCCTTGAACGTCGTGGCGACGAGCATGTAGCGTTCGCCGTCGGTTTTCTCGCACACCACGTACGCGTTTGATTTCAGTATTGGGAAGTGTCGTCTTTCTATCGAAACAGGTTGGGGACCTGGGAAGCGGTCCCGCGATCCCCACACCCTATGTATGAAAGAGACCACATGGTCCTCCATGGTTTTGTATTACAAACGTTTGTATACTTTAATTAAGAAGCAGACACACCCGCGGCGTTCATGATGTTCGACACGCATTCGTGTGCGTAGGTGGCTATGATTTTTGCATCCGTCCATGCATATATTTTAATCCCATATTCCTTAAATTTTTCAAACATCTTTTCATAATTCAAAAGTTTCGTATCCCCCAACTTCTTTTTCACGGCTTTGGAGTTTATGACCCAACACCGCGATTTCGTACTCTTCACGTTATACAGGTCCCCCTTGATTTTCGAACCCACCTCGGTGTCAAAGTGCAATCCCATCTGGTGCACGGGTTCCTTCGAGTCCGCGAGAACTTTTTCTTTGAACATGGACCAGTCGATGCCTTCGGTTGATGCTGGGAACACGAGGCAACCGCACCCTTCGTGTGTTTCGAAGATTTGGTCCATGGATTCGCCATCTATGTTAATTCCAAAGTCGATGTAAAAAATCTTGTCATAGTTTTTGAGTAATTTTTGAATCGTATCAGCCTTGACGAACGGGTCATCCGGGCAAAACATGATTTCATTGCTACATCCCTTCTGTATGCATTTAATATTGAATTTCATCACGGAGTGAAGCGTCTTTACGTGACATGCTTTACTGCGAGACACGAGAAGTGTGACAATTTTCATTTATATTAAAACGTTTCTACGCCTTAAGCCTATCTGCGAGGCATGCTTGGAATGGTAAATTACCCACGTGTCCGAGGGTCGTCCCCACGTCGGCGTAAATCTTTCCACCCATCTGCTGCCAGCGTCGACAGAACGCGTAGTCCTCGGACAGATAGCGTCGCGTGACTGGGTCAATCATGCAGTCAAACAGGGCGCAATATGTATCAAAGTCCCTGTTCTGGTGGTCGTTGGCGCAATTGAGCTCCTCTGCGTAGTGCTCGTGCATTGTCTGGAGCGCCTCTCTCTTGATGACCATGAAACCCGTCGGTCCATCGAGAATCTCAATCATGCCATGTTCAACGGCGCGTCGTTGTGCACCAAAGTTGATGACGAGCGAGGACGAGAGCATGGCCATGTCGCGTTCGTCGCCTTTCTTGATGGCGTCGCGACACTGATCCCACATGACAACCTTTTTCGGGTAGCACGCCACGGAGATGTCTTTATTGGCGCGCACGAGACGCACCACGGAGCGCGCGTCGAAGTCGATGTCGGCATCGATGAACATGAAAAAATCGCAATCCGTTTTCTGCATGAAACGACCGATGGCGACGTTTCTCGCGCGATGTACGAGACTTTCATTTTCCGTCGTGTCGAAATACAGCTGTATGCCCTCCCTGATGAGCTCCATCTGAAGCTTAATCACGGAGGCCATGTAACGTTCGAGACAGAGTCCACCATAACATGGGGTCGCGAGAAAGAGCTTGATTGTCATTACATAATTATTCCACTTTAACCTCTAAGTATTTTCTAATGATACCTTCTATTTTGTTTAATGTCGGAATCGATATTGAACACGTTTTACAAATCTCGGACTTTGGTATTCCGGTATTAATCCATAACACAGCTGAACACACGCTGTTCGGTGTTTTACTCATGAGTTCCACGCACTCCTCCAACTTACGAGACATTTTGTTACATGCGATGCGTTGCTCCCTCGTGACTTCGAAACCATTGATGAGTCTGTTCATGACATCCGAAGGTCTCGTCGTCGATGAAGAACTTTCTGTTTCGGTTAACATAATTTTTTTAAACATTTCGGATGTTCTGCTTATATCTTTTGGTTGAATGTTAAACATCTCGGCGATTTCTTTTGTAGTTCTTGGATAATTTGAGAGACGACACGCGTAAAGTATACAGTTTGCTTTGATGCCCACGCGCACAGCCCCTCTTGTCAGTTTTCTAGTACTAAATGTTTTGTAAATCATTTTTGCGTCTCGGAGGACAACTTCTGGAAGTGTCGAGCACGCTTCTTCCATGTCTTTATATGCGTGGTACAACCCCCTGTCCTTGTGATTCATAGCCATGTGGAAATTAATCGTGGCCATTCGTCTATTTTTATACGTGGATGCACCCCGACCCGATGTCGATATGACGGTACTCTTCCCCCACTGAGACGAATACAAGTGTGGATTACTATGCGCATCCGCACCACATCGAGCGGGGTCGTTGACTTTACCATCTTCGGAGATGCCAGACGTCCATTCCGCCACATCTGAAATGTACGAGTCATCCACGAGCCCACAATCCGTGCACACCGGTAAACCTTCCGGTGCGACGACTTTCATGCCTCCACATTCTTTGCAACAATATTTTAAATCTATTTTTTCCACTGGCTCGTCGTTTGTTTTTTCTTCTTTTTTTAATAGTTGTTCTAAATCAGACCATATAGCTGCCAGCATCTTTGGTGATTTAGAGCAATTTTTTATACACCCCTGTGCGACGCGTCTGGGGGTTATTACACTGAAAAATTCAAGTTATCCATGTGTATGCGCGCGCGCTGTTCAATGAGGTCAATCGTCTCCTTAAAACTCCTCGCCCCGGGGGTTCGCGGTTCCCAGTCCGCCCATTCCTTATCTATGACCTCGTGCCCTGGAGGCGGTGCCACGACGCCGTCGACTTCGCTGTCGGAGACGATGAAATCTTCCAAGTCGGAGTCTTCCTCGTCTTCCCATATGTCGCTGTCGTCGTCTTCAATGTCGACCTCGGCATAAAAAACATAATAATCGTCCCCTAAAGCTTTTATCTCGAGATCTTCGAGTGCCTCCCCTGGGTAGTGCTCGAAGAGGCTTTCATACGGCGTCGCCGTCATCTCTTCGTCGAGCGCGTACACACACGCGGACTTGTAAATCTTTTCAGTGGCGCTGAGAAAACGAACACCCAACACGTTCCCTGTGTTCATCTCAACCACACCGAACGCCTCCTCTTCGACGTCTGCGTCGTCTTTAACCATAGCTTTTATCACATCACCTTTTTGTATTTCTGAAGATACAATCATTTCCTAATTTTTTCTGATATTAATTTTTTTGGGACCCGACCACCTAATTAAAAATATTCAACTATTATACTTTAGGAGTCAGGAGAATGAAGGTTCAAATTTATTCTAAACAAGGGTGCACGTATTGCGATCACGCGGTGGAGCTCTGTGAGACCGAAGGTTTGCAGTATGAAAAAATTATGATTGAAAAAGAAGACTTAGAGAAACTTTGTGGGGGTAAGTTTGAGGCGTACCCACAAATTTTCATCGATGACGCGCGGGTTGGGAATTTTTTTGAATTCCAAGATTTTTTGGAACAGGAGTACGAACCACTTCTCACACCATCACAAAATAGGTTTACCATTTTTCCTTTAAAACATGAAAACCTATGGAAGCTATATAAGCAGGCGCAGATGTCCAATTGGACGGCCGAAGAAATTGACTTCTCAAAAGACATGGAGGATTGGCGGGGGTTGTCTGAAAATGAACAACGATTTATTAAATTTGTCTTGGCGTTCTTCGCCGGGTCCGATGGGATAGTTTTTGAAAACATCAACAACAACTTTGCCGATGAAGTGCACGCCTCGGAAGCGCGCTCGTTCTACGCCTATCAATGTCACAACGAAATGGTTCACGGAGAAACCTATAGCAAACTCATCGACAAATACATCACCGATGGGAAGGAAAAGATGCAGTTGTTTAACGCCATCAACACCATTCCCTGCATTAAGAAAAAAGCGGATTGGGCTCTGAAATGGTTCGATAAAAGTCGGTCATTCGCCGAACGTCTCTTCGCGTTCGCGTGCGTCGAGGGCATCTTCTTCTCTGGGTCGTTCTGCGCCATATACTGGCTCAAGAAACGGGGGTTGATGCCGGGTTTGACGTTTTCGAACGAACTCATCAGTAGGGATGAAGGGTTGCACCAGGATTTCGCCGTGGAGTTGTTTAAAATGATCAGACACAAACCCTCGGGTCACGTCCTCCAGGCCATCGTGAGAGAAGCGGTGGACATTGAAAAAGAATTCATCATCGACGCACTGCCGTGTTCACTCATCGGCATGAATGCCCACAAGATGTCCGAGTACATCGAATACGTCTCGGACCGGTTGTTGAAACAAATTGGACAACAGCCGATTTTCAATTCTAAAAATCCCTTTGAATTTATGGAACTCATAAGTTTAGAGGGAAAGACGAATTTTTTCGAAAAAAGAGTTGGGGATTATGGGAAAATTGATGTCACCGAAGACCACATTAACTTTGATGAAGATTTTTAAAGATTTGGAACTATTCTTAATAAAAAAACAATGCTTCAATTTCTACAATCAGTCATTGGCACCCCTGGCCCCCTCATTGTAGAAGCTGATGGAAAACTTTTTTTAGAAAATTGCATGGTGATTCGAGAACGCAACGTAGATAATATGTACAAGCGAGTCAAAGAGCTAGCGCATGCGCAAGTTATTCAGACGACGGACCGCTCATTCTCACTTATTGCTGCTTCTCGCCCGGGTAGTAGTGCTTACGACCCTCCTTATCGTAATAGTACTTCTCGCGCTTAATGTTCATCATGCCCCACGTCACGAGAAGGAACACGAGCGAGTGCACCAAGAGACCAAACGTCGTCGGGCACCCATTCGGGCTCGCGAGCGCCTGACCCAATAAACCGCGCGTGATGATGTACGTCTGCGGGTTAGAAATGATAAAAAACGTCAACGCCGAGATGATGGAAATCGTAAACTTCTGTTGTTGTTTCTGGCCGTCGCATCCACAACCGCAATCCTTAAACAATCCCATATTTGTATTATTATGTGCTG